GACGCGGTTGTCGCCGACTGGCGAGCGCGCTGCGCCTAGTGTGTGCAATCAAAAGCCCATCAAATGCCCATCAAGACCGAGCCGGCGGTTCCGGCAGGAGAGCCCATGAGCCGGTTCCGATGGACCTTCCACAACGTGGTCGCGCATCCGCTAAGTGAGTTGCTCTGGCAACTCGGATTCGTAGACTGGTCGCAGTGGGTGCACGACTCGACCGTGCCTGCCGACGAGCGGGCCTAAAGCCCCAGGCGCGCGCGTCCGATGAGGAGAGCGGAGGCCACCATGCCCGCTCTCGTCTGCATCTACTGTCGCACCACCTGGCGCCTTGGCACCGTCCCCGTCTCGCACGGCATCTGTCCGGGGTGCCTGCTGGCGACCGACCCGGAGGCGTACGCCGAGATCTACGGACACGGTCCCTTGGTGTCGAGCCAAGCGCCAGCAGCTTTGGAGGCCACCGTGCCCGCCGGGGCGGACCGTATGCCCAGATGATGGCACGGCGCGGACACCGGCGCAACCTACGCTGGCGTCTTTGCCCGAGGGCGCCGCTTGCGCTCGGCCACGTCGGCGTCGAGAGACTGGAGGGCGTCGCGCACCTCCTCCATCACCTCGATGGCCTTCTCGAAAGCGTGCATGAACCGCTCGAACATGCGGCCGATGTACGCCGAGACAGCCGCGACTCCCGCCGTACCGAGGCCGCCGGCCCCGACGAGGGTGGTGAGCGGGTCGACGGACGCGCCGACAGGGGCCGCGGTCTGCGCGAGCGCCACGGAGCAGCCGACGAGGACGAGCGCCGCGAGGGCGGAGAGGGCGCGGGTCACGAAGCCACCGCCACCGACTTCCAGCCGCCGAGCTCAAAGTGCGGGCCATCGTAGAAGCCGGAGAACCGGCCGCCCCACGTCACCGGCAGGCCGAGGTCCCGCGCCACTTGCTCCCCGAGCTCGCCGAACTCGTCCCACGCCGGTCGGTCGTTCCACGGAATCTGCCCCGCGCTATCGAGGAGCGCGATGTCCACCGCGTAGCTCGGGCTCCGGTTGTGCGGCGACTGGCCCCACCGCGCGCGGCTCTTGCCCTCGCGGTACGCCTTGTCCTGCCCCGCCTTCTCGCGGTGCCCTTCGGTGATGACAAGGTCGCCGCGCCAGCGCCGGAGCAGCTCGTCGGCGAACGTCTGCAGGTCGGGGTGGAGCTGCGCGCGCTTCAGTTGCGACCCTCGACCCCATCGGTGGTGTGCCGCCATCGGTTGGCCTCCATGCGCGACCCTACCACGATGGGGCGAGGCGGTCACTCTGATGAGGTCGTCGGGCGGCGACCAACGTCTGCGGCCAACGCATGTAGCGCGAGAAACATCGTCGGCACGTCTGACGGTGACGTTAGCGCCGAAGTTTGCGGCGGCTTACCCGGCTGGGTGATGACGAGCGCAATTGAGGTGGCGCCGGCGTCGATGGCGGCGCGTAGGTCGGAGAGCATGGATTCTAGGTTCGTTTTCATCGTTACTCCAAGTTCAAGACGCATTCTGCGTCGCCGAACATGACTGTCGGCGACCCGGAGGCGGCGGCGCACCAGAAGCCATTCCACAGGCCGGTGGAGCCGGTCGGGACGTTCGTTGCAACCGTCTTCGATTCTGTAAGAGTCAGGCCTGCATCCAAGGTCCAGGAATACAGGTTGTACTTGACGCTTCCGCTCCGGAGCATCACAATCTCAAAGCAATACATCACGTTGTCGCTGGGCGTCGCCGTGAAGCTTGTCGCCGTCCGCGCCGTTCCGTCCGCGGTGTACGCCTTAAATGCTCCGTTGTCGATGCCGAATCGGACGCAACGGGTGACTGCGCTCTCGGCGGCGATGACCTCCGCGGGCCCGGTGGTGATCGTCGCCAACGCCCCGAAGCACTTCCCGACGCTGGTGATGTCGGAGATTCCAAGCCAGTAACGGCTGCGCACGTAGGGCGCCAAGTCCCATGTAAGAATAGACGAGGTATTGCCTGCATAGTAACCGCGCGCGGTAGTCGTGCAGGTGACGCGCCGCCAACCGCCATACGTGCCGCTCACCTGCGACGTCGGCGTGAATGTGCCGCTGATGGTCGGCGAGTCCCACACCCCGAAGCCCGTGAGAGCGTTCTTGAGGACGAGGTGCGACGTCCTGCCCCACAGCGGGCGGCGCGGGTCGTAGATGAGCCACAGCGAGTTGCTGGCCTCGACTCGGCTTGACGTGCTCTGACCTTCGGCCCAAGTCCCAAGCTCAACGACGCCGCTGGCCGTTGTCGTTGCGTCCTGCTTGAGCGCGCCGAAAGCCGCGCTGGCGGTCGTCTGCCCCGTCCCGCCTTGGGCGATGGTGACGGCCGTCCCGCTGTGGAGCAGGTCGCGAGTCGTGCCGTTGTAGGTGTGTTTCGGCGTGCCTCCGGTGATGGTCCAGAACGCCGCCTGCGACGTCGTCCACCCTCCGCTCGGAGCCTGAACCGCCGCCTGCACGTTGCCGCTGTACTGAAGCGCCCATGTTTCCTGCCAGATGTAATCCTTGTTGCCGAGCTGCTGGACGTCGGTCGTGGCAGGCCGCAAAGCGCCGGTGTCGGTCAGGTGGACCGCGCTATCCTGCAGGAGTTCCCCCGTCGTCCCGTCGTACCGCGCGAGGTGGTTGTCGCTCGCCGAGCCTGGCCCGACGACGTCGCCCGAGCCGGTCCCAGCGCCGATGGTGGTGCGCACCGCTGCGGCGTCGACGTCATCGAGGATGCTGCGGGCAAAGCTCGTGATAGTGCCGAGCGCCACCGTGTCGGTGCCGGTGCCGTAGATGTACCGGTCGGCCACCATCGACAGGGCGGCGATGTTGGTAAGCAGGGTGTCGAGCGGCTGCGCGCCAACGTCCGAGGCACCAAGGACGACAACGCCGGTGTACCCGTTGACGCTGTCGACCGCGCCACCGCCACCGCTGCTCTCTGAGCCCGCCCAGGCGAAGTCATCCGTCATCCAGACGCCGCACGCCGCGGTTAACCCCATTGCCGGCTCGTAGTTGATGCCCGACAGCGCGCCGCGCGCCGGCCCGGTCGGCCCCGCTCTCGTTTTCATCGAGCCTCCCGCCCGCCGATATTCCACCAGTCAATGTCGCACGACCGCGAGGCGCCCGCCGTGGTGTACCCGCCAATTGCCACCCACAGCAGCGCGCCGGTGGGGACGTTGGTGGTAATGGTGCCGACCAGCGTGCGCCCGATAATGGCCCGGTCGCTGAGGTCCAGCGTGTAGAACTCGACGCCCGTGGCTGTCCGCCGCATGGAGAACGCGACCCAGGAGTCCACCGCCGCCGTTGCGAGGTTGATCGTCGTCTCGGAGGTGCCCGACCGACATACGCCCTCGATGTTGGTGGCGTCGACACCCGACGCAAACCGGACACCGGCGAAGTCGACCGTCCCCGTCGAGACGCGCGCTGCGGCGGAGGCGAGCCCTGTCCACCACTCGCACGACGTCAGCGCCCCGCGGATGCGGAACGAGACCGCCCACTCCATCCCAACCGGGAGGCCGTACAGCGCCGCGGCCGACGTCGTCAGCGCCACGCCCTCGGGGTTGGCGTCGAGCTCGTACCGCAGGATGCCAGAGCGCCGAGCGTTGTCGGTCGCCACCGACGAGCGCGTCGGGCTGCCGGCGATCGTCGTCTCGGTCCAGCACGGGCCGTAGGTCATGCGGTCCCCCTGTCGCGCACGTTGCCCGGGTCGGCGATCGTCTCGAGCACTAAAACGACCGTCGACAGCGACAGCCGAATCTCGCGCACCATGCACAGGCGCGCGGTCCAGTACAGCCCCGCGTCGGTCAGCGCCACGACGTCGCCGAGCTGGACGACCGCCTCAAGCTCAAGGTCACCCTCGACCGTCAGCGTCGCCGTCGGGAGCGCGCTCATCCTGGCCAGCCGAGTAGCCACAAGGCCCGCGGTCGCATCGTCGTAGCACCACGCCAGTGCCACCGTGCGCGGCCTGTCGCCGTACCGCCCGAGCGACCAGGCGCACGCCTGCGACTGCACCGCGCCGCCGGTGGTGTCCCCAGCGACAACGACGCGCCGGGTTGGCTTGCCGTCGGTCATCGCGTACTCGACCGCGATGCGGTTGGCGATGTCGGCGGTGCTCGACCAGCGCACCGAGCTCGAGCGGCGCACCGCGTACCCGGCGCCGTGGGCGTCGGCGATGAGGTGCACGCCCGCGGTCGTCGACGTCGCAAGCACCGGCCACTCGTGCCAGGATTGCCCATCCGCCGAGTCACGCCGGTACAGCCCGATGGGGTTGGCGAAGTGCTCGCGAATCCAACTCTCCGCCTGCACCGGTTCGGTGATCGCCACGTCAACGCGGTACCGCTCCAGCCCAGCCGCCGCCTGCCGTCCGGTGTCGACGGGCACCGCGCCGCGCCGGAGCAGGTACGGAATGACCTCGGCCAGCGACGTCATCGCCGACCCGGGCGACATTTCCGATGGGACGCCGCCGCCTGACGACCAGTGCACGCGGTACCCGCCGCTGGGGGTCGGGAGCACACCCACCGCCGTCGTCCAGTCGACCTTCGTCACCGGGTTGTTGAGCCCGTCGTAGGCGCTGAGGAGCGGGAGCACTTCGGAGACGTCGCCGTCGTCGGACTCCCACAGCACCGTTGCCGTCGTCGCCACGATGTGCCCGTCCGCGACGATGACGTCTGAGCCGCGAATGGTCGACGGGGTTGTACCGACCGCCGCCATGATTGCTTTGGAGCCGCCCACAAGGCGCCCTGACGGCGCGGTGCGGCTTGGGGTACCGATGATGAGCGGGTAGCTCGCCCCGAGGTCGGAGGCGCTCTCAGCGTCGTTGGTGGCGATGGGCCACGTGGTCGGCGAAATGACGTGCGACGCTTCAGGGACGGTGGCCGCCTCCAGCCAGGTCGGGCGCGACAGCGTGAACGTAAGGGCCTCGTCGACGCTGCCGAACTCCGGCTCCAGCACCACGCCCGACAAGAACGGCCGGCGCACGGTGGCGCCCTCGTCCCACCGGTACAGCGTCCCAACGCCGCCGCCGATGTCGCCTTGGACGCTGGCAAGCTTGGCCCAGTCGATGCCCGCCGCTGGCGAGATGGTGACCGCCATCGACGGCGAGACGTCCCCGGCGATCGTCGCCTCAATGTCGTCGAGGCCCGGGGCGTAGTTGGCGCCGAGCGCCGTCAACGCCTCGTCGGAGAAGTAGAGGACGCGCCCGCCAAGCTCGACCTCCAGCAGCCAGTGGGTCACGTCGCCTCCCGGATGGTCACCTGTTGGACGCGGTACACCTCGCCGTCGGTGTCGTCACCCAACACCTGCTCGACGGTGACCGGCCCTTGAATGTGGCCCCACAGCCACGTCGTCGGGTCGGTGGTCGTTGAGCCGCCGTAGGTGTCGGCGTAGTACCCGGACCACGAGTCGCCGCGCTCCGAATTGAGAATGGCGCACGGGATGGCGCCACCCTGGAGGTCGGAGAGCAGCCCGGACAGCAGCCACGGCACGTCACCGTACACCGCCGGCCACTCAGCCAGCGACGAGCCGCTGACGCTTTGCACGTTCCACGAGCCGTCGTTGAACACGTTGACGTACAACCCGAGGCCAGTTCGGTAGTTGCGCTGGTCGACGCCTTCCGGCCACGCGATGGTCAACGTGCGCACGTTGGGGCCGGTCTGGCGGTTGCGCTGGCTGCCGTCGCGCATCATTTGGCGCTCGACGGTCGGCTCGCTGCTCCATTGCCAGCCCCAATCGTACTCCAGCCCGAGGCAATGCGCGGAGCACACCGCAATGCATCCTGCCTCAAAGTAGCCGTCTGCCGTCGTCATTGCCGGAATACGCACGCGAAACTTGGTGTATGCCGTCTGCTTGTTGACTGCGACGACCACGCCGCTGGGCGCGTACAGGTCCCCCGCGGTGCCGCTGCTCCCTTCGGTGCCGTCCACCCCGGTGATGCGAATGGAGGGTTGCGCGCCGCCCGACGTCGCATAGCCGGCGTTCTGCTGGGCAATCTTGCGATACTTGCCGCTGGCGAGGAGCACCGTCCCGCCCACCATCTCCGACTGGCCGAGCATCCGGGCGCCGCCGGAGACGAGCACCACGCGGTCACCGGAGCGCGACCAGATAAGAGCGCCGTCCGTCGAGGGCGTCCACGTCGCCAGTGACGTCCACGCGGAGCCGGTCCACGCTTCGAGGTAAATGGCGCCGGTGAAGTTGGCATCACGTACCACGAGGCCCACGTGCGACAGCCCGTTAATGCGCGTCGCGTCAGTGAAGTCCCATTGGAACGTCTGCTCTGTCACCGACGTAGACCGCCACTTCTGGCGCGGTGACGGGGACGTGTCCCAGAACAGATGCCGCGCCGAGTAGTCGGCGATGGGCGCCGCGACGAACGACTCACCGAGCGCCGCCGGACCGTCGACCGCCGACGCAAACAGCATCGACCCGCCTGAGGTGAGCAACCCGAGCGCGCTCGGCTGCGGGCCGATGCATCGACCGATGGTCAGCGCCCGCGCTGTGGTGGACGCTCCCGGCCACAGCAGGACGTTCGTGTAGTCGGAACTGGAGAACCCAGCAGCCGACACGAACGACCAGCGGGACGTCGAGGTGGTCGAGGCTGCGTGGCCCCACCCGAACGACGTTGATGTGCCGGATTGCGTGACCGTCGCGGCGTCGGCCGCCTCGGTCCAAGCGGTATCGTAGGGGCGCCGGTAGAGAACCGAGACAGCGCCGGGCACGAGCTCCACGATGAACTGCATCGGCGTCGCCAGCGAGACGGCCACGTTGGCGCGGTCGGCGGCGCCGTAGAAGTCGCGCACCGCGAAGCCGTCATCGGCGAGACGGATGATTGCTCCGTAGCCGTTGGCGTAGGCGGCAACCACGACGTCGTCAGCGGTCTTTGAACCTCCGGGCGTCGGGAAGTACACCTCAAACGCAAACAGCCACCGCGTCTCGGTGCCCGCTGTGGTCAGGGCGAAAGTCCGAGTGCTGGCGGTGGTCGCGACCTGGCGCCCGCCGGTCGTCAGCGACTCGGTGGCGGTGCCCGACGCCGTCCATCCCTGCTGTGCCGGCGTCGCCGCCATCGCCAGGAACTGCCCCGCCGTCGGCCCGCTGCTGTAGGCCTCGCCGCCGATGCCGATACGCCCAATGTCGAGGTCGGCCACCGCAGGCGTGCGGCTCTTGGCGTCCAGGGCGGTCGTAGCCGAGGACCAGCCACCGAGGCGCACAAGGGCAAGGCCCGTCGTCGTGGAGGCTCCCAGCGCCCAGGAGGCCCCGCCAGCCGCGACACACTTGAGGCCGGTGATGGCGTAGCCGGCGCCGCTGCGGGACAGGTCGTACAGGCTGCGGGTCCAGGTGACGCCGTCGTCGATCGACCAGTACAGGCGGATTTGGCCCGTTGCGCCCGAGGTGCGCCCCGCACACCACAGCGTCCCGTCTGGGTCCGCCCAACCCGCGGACTCCACGTAGAGCGTCGAGTTGTCGATGGTGCCGGTGTAGACCGGGAGACCGGCCGGGTTGGTGGACTGGGCGTACAGGATGCCGGCGGTCGCGCTGGTGACCCAGCGGTGCCCGACGTCGGTGGCGTCCAAGCTCAGCCAGATGCCGGTCTGGCTGTTGGCTCCCGTCTCGACCTGTGCCCAAGTCTGCCCGAGGTCGTAGGACACCGAGCGTTCGCGCTCCGACGAGGTGCCGGCGATGTCGAATCCCTCGCTGACCAGCGCGCCGGTGGCGACGTCGTAGATGGTGCGGCGGTGCTGCGGGACGACGTCCCGGGCGATGGTGAGGCCGCGCGCCCACGCGGTCCACGTGGTGCCGTTGTCGTCGCTGACCAGCGCAGCGCGCTCGCCGACGAACATCAGCAGGCGCCCGGTGGTGAGGCGCACGAGGCTCGGGTAGTCCGCCGTAATGCCCGCCGGCATCGTCAGCGCCGAGGACGTCACCGACGCCGTCGCCGGGTCGTAGATGCCGACGCGGAGCGCCGGAGTGGTCGACTCGTACCAGGCCATGATGAGCTTGCCGGTGGTCGGGTCCGCCACCATGTCCCAGCTCGCCAGCGTGTTGCTGACGTCGACGACCGTGGTGCCGGTGACCGTCGAGGGCGGGAGCCACGAGCGCGCCGCCGTTGCCGCGTCCGCCGTCCGCCGCCAGGTCACGCGGGCCGCGCCGGAGATGCCGGGCATCCCAGCGTGCGACGTCGCAAGGGTAACCGACGTGTCCTGCGCGCCGGACAGCCGGAGGGCGTAGGTGCTCGCCGCCGACGATGGCGTCGGGACACCAGGGCGCGGGCTGGCCTCGTTGTAGCTGCTGTCGGCGCTGAGGTTGGCGTGCGAGAAGCGCCGGTCAGGGACCAACACCCACCGGTTGTTTGCCCGGATTCCAGTAGCCATCAGCCCACCCCGTACATGCTGCCGAGCCTTGTGGGCATCGGGCTATCCCGGCGCCGCCCCTCACGGGCGATGACCGCCGCCATCCGCCCATCGAGGTTGATGACCGTGACGCCGCTGCCCGCCATGAACTGCCGCCCTTGGTTCATCGCGCTGATGACGTCAGGGCCAATCTGCTGAGTTGCGCGGCGGTTAAGGACCGACTCGCCGGAGTGCAGGACAGCCGGTGTCTCGCCGGGCGCGAGCCCACCCGTGTAGAACGCCGGGGGCGCCTGCGAAAAGATGGTGGCAAGCTGTGCGCCAAGCACCGTGGCCGCAATGCCGCCCGCCGCCGCCGGAGCCCACGGGCCGAGAGCCGCAAACGCGGGGATGAGCGAGCCGAAGTTGATTGCGCTCTGCACCGTCGCCTGCACCGCCGCCGCCGCCTGTTGTGCGTGGAAAGCGTCGAGCATTGCCTCTTTTTGCGCCTTGCTGGTCTGGTGCGCCGCACGCTTGGACGCCTTGACTTCCTCGGCCAGATTGGCGAGGTGCGCCATCGCCCGCTTGCGCTCGGCGTCCGTCATCTCGTCGGCGTTGGCCGCGAAGTTCTCGCGCGCTGCGTCGTAGGCCGCAATCGCCTTGTCGCGGGCAACCTCTGCGACGCTTGCCATGTCCTCGGCGCGGTTGGCGGCTTGGTTGAACGACTGCGTTACAAGGTCGCCGACCGACCCGGTTATTTGGCCAGCAACGCCGGCAACAAACATGACGTCCTTGGAGAGCTTGTCGAGATCAACAGTGGCTTTTCCGCTGATGCTCTGCGACGTCTTCGTTATCTCTTCGCCGACGCTGGCAAGCATGTCCTCCCACGCTTTGCCTTGGTCAATGCGGTTGTCGCCAATCGAATCGTCCATGGCCTGCGAGAGCTTCTCGTAGTCCACGGCAAGCTCTTCAAGAGCCTTGCTTTCGACCTTGGCGGCGGACGCTCCGGCGTGACGGGCCTGCACATTTACCAGTGCACTCGCGGTGTTTCGCTTGACCCGGTCGTCGACGTAGTCCATGACGTCGATCTGCTTGATGAGCTCCTTATTGGCCGCGGCGTTGGTGTCGCCCCACTGCTCCAGCACTGAGACGTAAAACCGGAACTTCCCGGTGCTGATGCCCACAAGGTCGCCGACCTCGGCAACAGCGTACCCCATCTGAACAAGCGCATCAATCGCGAGGTGGAACGCCTCGTTAAACGCGCCCGCCAAGAACTGCGCCACGCCGGACAGCGACACCCGCATCTGACCGGTGATGCCAGCGGCGTCGGACAGCGCGTAGCCGAGGGTCATCACGATTTGGATGGTCTCGGACACCAGCGGCCCAAACACCGCGCCAAGGGTCGCGATGACCTGCTGGAACGCCATCCCCATCGCGCCCATTGCGGCGTTGGCCTCCTCGATGGAGCGCATCATCGCCGGGTCAATCGGCTGCCCAGCCTTGCCGAGCGCGTCAGCGGCGCCGAGGGCCGCGGCCTCCAGCGCCACAAGGCCCGCCGCCGCGACACCAACGCCGAGCGCGACGCCGCCGATGGCGACGCCGAGCGGGCCGACGGTGGTTGCGATGCCGCCCATCGCCGCCGCAATGTCGTCGATGTCGTTGACGACGCCGCCGAAGATGGCGCCCGCGCCTTGTCGGATGCTGCCGAACGCCTTGTCGAATTCGCCGTTCATCCGCTTGGATGCGCTTGCCGCTGACGCCGTCGCCTTTTTAAAATTGGCGTTGAGCGTCGACACCATCTGCTTCGCTTCTTTGTCGGTGATCCCAGGGATCTGCGACATCTGCTTGGCGAAGTCGTTGAGGGTGGCGGTGATGTTGAGATTCAGCGTTTCGTCAGCCATCACACCCTCGCGAGGTAGTCTCCCACGCTTTGCGCGAGATCGTCCAGTCGTTGCCGCGCCGGCTTGCGCACAAGCTCAATCCACGGGTTTTTTCCGCCCAGTTTTCGCGCCTGGATGTACCTCGTGTACTCCGCCTCGGAGGTGATGCGCACGCGCACCTCGTCGACCTTGGACAGCGTCACAACCGCCTTCAGCCGATCGCGGCTGTGGAGCTTGCCGCGCTGGTCGGAGACTGGCCAGCGAGCGCGTGCCGCCTCCAGCCGAGCCGTGCCGAATCGCTCCAGCGCTTCGGTGACGGGTCGGTAGACGGACTCCAGGCGCGCCATGAGCGCGTCGAGCCCTTCCACCTTGACCGAGACGTCACCGACTTTTGCGCTTATCATCCGGCTTCTCGTGCTTGATGGTCCACCACGCGTAAAGCCGCTGCTGCTCCCCGACGTCGAGGCCGTAGAACCACCGAGGCGCGCGGCCGAACGCCGCGGCTATCTCGATGGCAATCAGGTCCCAGGCTCCGTCGGGGCTTCGGAGTTTCCCATCTCCTCCTCGACCTTCGCCGAACTGACGAACGAGTCGACAAGGAACTGGAGCGCGATGCGCCCCGCAACGGGAATGTCCGCCTCGGCGCCAGCCGTAGCCAGCGCGTCGTACATGGCCTGGCCGTAGTCGGTGGGCAGGCCCTTCACGACCACGCCAGCCTTGCGGGCGGCCTTGAGGCTGCACAACGCGATGGCGGCACCACAGGCGCGGTAGGCGCTGCTGTTGACTAGGTCAAGCACTTCGCGGCGCGCTGCGAACGAGGGCGGGAGCTCGAGCTTGTACGACCGCCCGGCGATGGTGATGGATGCGTTCTCCGTAGCCACATAACACCTCAGAGGATGAAGCCGACGACCGCCTGGTCGCCGCTGGTTCCACCGTAACAGGTGTAGTTGATGGTCACCGTGTCGCCGTCGCCGGACTCGGCAAAGTCAAAGGTGACGTCGCACTTTTTGAACGTGATGGTGTGGTCGCCGGAGTCGCCGATGTCGGTGCCTTCGATGGTGAGCTTGATGTCCACCATCATGCGCTCGGAGCCGGTCGCAAACACCGACACAGCCGAAGCCCAGGCGGTGCCGGACTTTTTCCAAATGGCGTCAAAGGCGTTGGCCTTGGCCGATCCGGCGGTAAACTCCGACATCTTGCACGAGAACGAGCCGGTGATTTCTTGACTTTCGCCGTTGCGGACCGAGACGACCTTGCCGCGGCACTTGATCGGCACGGCGGCGCGCCCGCTCGGGTGGAGGCCGGACGCGCCGAAGTCGCCGTTTTCGAACGGAATGGCCAGCGTGAGCGGGGTACCGGTGGCGTCGATGAACGACACGACACCGTCATAGGCAGTCTTCAGAGCGCGGCTGGTGTAGGTCGACATCGGTCACCTCAGATCGGGACTTGGTGTTGCGCTGCTACCTCGATCTCGCCGAGGCTAAACGTACCGTCTCCCTGCGTTGTGCGGGAGCGGCGGACAATGGCCAACCGAAGGCCGTCGGTGCGAGCCGTCGCCAGGATGGCCTCGACAGCCGTATCCTCGGCGGCCAGCATCAGGTCGTAGTCGGCGACTGCGGCGTCAGCCCGGATGCGGTACATCCACAGCACCCGGAACGTCGTCAGCACGAACGAGCCCACGGCGTCGGGGCGGCGCCCTCGGGCGGACTCGATGGGCGTCTGGTAGACGGTGTCCCCGGCCAGCACGGCAAAGCGCAGATGCGCCTCACGCGTCTCCTGAGCCGGCCACAGCGTGCCGGTCCACCGAGACTCAGCCCAGCCGGTGAGAGCCTCCAAAGAGGCCGCGATGCGCTGGCGCGCCGTGGCGACGGAGAGCGTCATCGGCCACTCAGCCACAGCACCGGGATGCCGCCCGACCGACGCTGCGGGCTGACCTGCTCGCCGTCGGTGTCGGCCTCAAGGAACGACGTCTCGGCCCACGCCGCACGAAAGTCGGTGCGGTACCGCTCGGCCTTGGCAGCGTAAGCAGGGTCCAGCCGGGACGACAGGTCCTCGAAGATGAGCGCAAGCGTCAGCAGTTGGTGGGGTCGACGCAGCGCGCTGGGTTCCATGCACAGCCACGGCAGACGACCGCGCGCCAGGAGCATGTCGGTGAGGTCCGCCCAGGCCTCGTCAAGTTTGTCGGTCCACGAGCTCGCCGAGGTGATTGGCGCGGAGCCGCTCGGGTCCAGCGCGGACTCCTTGCGGTACAGGTCCGCTTCGGTGACGACCGGGTAAAGCTGGCGGAACACCAGCGACCCGGCGGTCCGAGCGTTGTGCACGACGCCGTCGGGCATCGTCAGCGCCCACTCGACGCGCCAGCCGTCCGACAGCGTCGAGGCGGACACCGCGCCGGCGGACAGGCTGTAGGTCGCGACGGAGCCGGTAATGGTGGCCGACGCCGCCGAGACAATGGCGGTGTTGGTCTCGTCGTACACCGACACCGTGGCGGAGTTGGGCGCCACGAGGGAGCCGCTCCGGTACATGCGGCACTTGAGCACGTTCGCACGACCCTTTTGGATCGTCTCGTACCCAAGGCGCGCGGTGTACAGGGTGTCGGTAAATGACATCTCAGAGCTCGATCACGTTGAACATCTCGCACTGGACGGAGTCCGACGCAGACTGCGCAGACCAGGTGCCCTTGATGCTCAGGACCAGATCGGCGGCGGTGTTAAGCGACCCGGTCACCGCCACGAACCCACGAGCGGCCTCGCCGGTGGCATCCGCGTCCGTCCCGATCACCCAGCCCGCAACGGTCGCCGAGGAGCTCAGCGCGCGAGAGGTGAGCTTGCCGAAGATGACGCTGACGTCGTTGGTGGTCTGGTCCTCGGCGGTGAACGTCGCGATTGCCGTTGAGCCGATGTAGACCTTGAGGGTGAGCGTGTCGGTCGACTGCGCCGCGGTCGTGATGAACGCCGCGTCAAAGGCGATGGACTTACCCGCGGAGAGCGTCCCGGCCGGAATGGTAAACGAGGCCAGCGCCGTCTCGGTGGTCGAGTTGGTGAGCGCGGTACCGACGGCGGTCTGCGCGTAGATGGTGGACGGATTCTGAGCCATTGGAGACCTCGGGGGTGGTGGCCTATCGGCCCTTGTCGAGCTTGGTGTGCATGTCGCGCGCCGCCTGCTCAGCGATGCGCCGAGCCTCCGACCGCTCCATCTTGGGGGCGTGCTCGCGAAGGCGAGACTCAAAGTTCTTGGCCGTCTCGGCCGCCGTCCGATGCTCCTTGCTCACTCCGCCTCCAACGTCGCCAGCTTGGCCTCAACCGCCGCAAGGTGCTTTTCCAGCGCTTTGATGCGGGCGTGCTGCTTGCCGTCCGCCTGAAGCTCCTCAATCTCGCGGACAAGCCCGTCGCGCATCGGAGCGAGCTCGTCGGCGCGAGGCGCCTGGATGACGTTGCGCGTCACCAGCGATTCGAGCCAGTCGGCGTAGCCCTTGGCGTCGGTGCCGATGGACGCCGAACCGGGCTGGAACAGCTCCCACTTGAGGTGATGGAGCTCGGGGTGCGTGCGGTGCTTAAGCACGTAGGAGGTGCCGGCGCCGTCGACCTCGTAGGGGATGACGGTGCCGCCGTTGCGCTTGAGCTCGTCGAGCGCCGAGCCTACCAACACCTTGCCGGTGCGGGCGTCCTGCTCAATGCCGTTGACGCCAGGGCGAATCTTGAACTTGGATAGCCGGGGGCAGACGCGGCCGTCAACGATCGTCCACGCTCCCGCCGGATGGTACAGCATGAACGGCCCAACCGCATCGACGCGCGGAGCCGCGACCTTTGGGGCAGCGCTGCCGTAGTCGGGAATGAAGGGCGCCGAACTGGTGAGCGGCGGTGAGGCTTCGGGGGCCTCAGACTTGACACGAGCCATGGTGCGTTCTCCTTGGGGGTGAGTGAGCCCAACGGGTAGGCCCGGAGAACGCCGAAAGCGCCCCGCCGGACCCACTCACGAAGGGTTCACGCGTCGGTGATGATGCTGACGCCGAGCAGATCGAGGCCCTTGGCGACGCCGAGGTAGCCGTGGGTGACGAACGCCGTGGTGCCGGCCTTGGCGGTGCGGTCGCGCTCGAACAGGAGCTTGCCGCCGATGTTGACCTGCTCGCCGTAGGTGACCGGCGCGGAGCCGTCCGCCCACAGGAGGCCGCCCTTGACGAACATGCCGCCGGCGCGGTCGGCGCCCGCGTTGGCCGTCGGGACCTTCGAAGACGAGAAGACGTCCACGCCGAAGATCTGCCCGCGGTACCCGTTGCCACGGATGGGCAGCGCGTTGGCCGCGTCCTGCGACCACTGGACCGACCCGCCCGACGCCGAGGCGAAGGACTGGCGGAGGTCGGCGAGCTGCTGCGGGTGCAGGAGCGCCATCGCCTGACCGGCGCCGATGGCGCCCTGCGAGTTGACCTCGAGGAAGCCGAGAGCGGTAAGGAAGTTGGCGACGGTCATGTCGACGCCGGTGGACCCGGCGGTCGTCGAGAACCCATCGACCACGTCCGCGATGAGGCTGGTGAGCGTCATGGCGCCGCTGATGACGGCGTCCATCGCGAACGCCTGCGGGTTGATGAGGTTCTGCGCGTCGGTGAGCATCGCGAGGTCGGACGCCTCGTAGCTCTTGCTGTACCGGGCAACCGCCACGGTGGTCGAACCGTCCGCGAGGGCGGTGTTGGCGACCAGCGAGCCATCACCGGTCTGCGCGAGCAGGTCGTAGCCCATGAGGCCAATGTGGGGCACCTTGATGGTGCTGGAGCCACGTCCGGAGATGTCTCCGACGTACAGCAGCGCCGGGTGGTTCGGCAGCGCGTTGCGGTCGGAGATAAGGAGCAGGTACTCTTGGCCGAGAACTTCCGCGACGCGCAGGTCACCGATTCCGGCGTAGACGACTTCGTTGGCCATGGGTCGGCCCTCCGTTGACTTGGTGGATTCTCTCCGCCTCGTCGCTGTTGGGACAGGGGGCGACCCTGAAGGCTCTCGGACTGGCGTACCACACGCCGCGCTTGACTGCTACCCGTTGCCCTTCAGGAACTCGGCTTGCAGCTTGCGGTAGGTCGCCAAATCCTCGGGCGAACGCGTGGACATCGCTCGTTTGTGTGCCTCGTCAAGCGACGCCTTTGACACCACCGGCGCACCGGACGACGCGGCGCCAGCGGACGATGGAGGGCGCGCGGCGGGTGCGGCGGGCTGGGCAGGCGCGGCCGGCGGCGACAGGTACCCGGCAAGCGGCTTGGGGATGGTGTCGGGAGCGTCTCGAAGCGACTTCACCCAATCGCCGATCGGCGGCCGCTTGTCCTCAGGCAGCTTGCTGTGAAGCAGCATCGCCACCTCGGCGCCGTCCTCGTCCATGATGCCGGCTCGCGCCAGCCCGAGCTGGGCCTCCAGCCGTGCCCGCTCGGCGTGCAGCTTTGGAAGTTCGGCGGCCTGCGTCTTGAGCGCCTCCATCCCGGCGACCTGCTCGCGCAACGCGCGGCGCTCGGAAGCAACCCGCTGGAATCGCTCATACGGCACCGTCTTTGGCGCGTCTGCGCCCTCGTCGACCTCGTCGTGCTCGTCGCTCATGCGTTCTCCTGGCTCTGCTGTGCCTGTTGCTCAGGCGATGGCGGCGCGGTGGGCGCCTGGATGACGGCCTCGGCGGCCAACTCAAACCCGTACTTGACCCGGTAGTCGACCGGCGCCAACCCAAACAACGCCCCGACCCGCTCGCAAAGCTCGGCGTCACCGCGGCGAAACACCGGCGCGTATCGACGCTGGTCGGCGACTTGGTTCTCCTTGTTGATGGCCAGCGCAAACCCGCTTCGAGGATCGCCGGCGACCCGCTGCGCATCCGCGGGTGACAGCCCAGCCATCGCGTACAGGCTCCGCTCGTAGGCCTGAATGCTCTCCAGCATGGCCGCCGGGTCGGACGATATCTCCCACTGGGTGACCATCACGCCGCCGTTGGAGGCCGCATCCTCGTAGCCCTCGACCATGAGCACGGTGCTCGGGTCGGTCGTCACCTGCGGCCGGACCTGCGTCTCACCCTCGCCAGTCGTCGACGCACCGGCAAGCCGCCCGTTCACGATGACGCGCTGAGGCCACGACGCGTTGCGAAGGCAGTGCCCGTAGAACGTGTAGTGGACGCCCAACCGTAGCGTCCCCTCGACAAGCTCGACGCCCTCAAACGCGTCCCACAGCTGACCGGAGCGCGCCGCGTGGTACAGCACGTGCGGGATGAACGGGCGACCGCCGACACGCCAGGTGTACGCCTCACCGGCGATCGTCGAGCCTTCCACGAACTTCTTGTTACGGTCGTACCGCATGAAAAACGGCGCGGCCGGGTCGCGAACGTCCCAGTAGTCGTAGCCCCATGCCCCGTCGCGCTCGCACGTCTCGACGAGCACTATGGGCTCGTCCGGCTCGGATGGGTCGGCGATGGCAGAGACGCAGTCCGGGTTGACCGTGCGCAGGAGCAGCCGGCGCCCCTCGCCGTCGGTGACGACCTCCGGGACCATGAGCATTTCGCGCATCCCGATGCAGTCGCGTTCGAGCCGCTGCATCATCTGCCAGAAGCCGGCTTCCTCAAGCGCCGCGCTCACCACGTCGGCGGACACTTGGTCCTCGGCCTCGATGGTGCCCTGCACGTCGTAGAGGGTCGCGAGCGACTGGCACGCCGAGCGGAACACGTTGGAGTGCGTGTCCGGCTCGCCCCAAGCCTCGCGGCGCAGTCCGCCCACCTCTTTCTGCACCGTCTCTCGGAGGTCCTCACGCCAGGTGCCGACCAGCATCCGGCGGCGCAAGCGGGTGTGCCGAACGCGCGGCATGTCCGACGGAAACCACGGGTCGGGCAGCTGCTCGGTGGGGAGCTCGACGAGAGGGGCTTGGAGGATCATCCGTTCACCACCACAGGCGAGGAGCCGCGCAGGCCCCGAGAGAAGATGTGCGGTGCGAGAGCATACCGCAGCGCGTCGATGGGGTCTTTGTAATCGTCGTCCGCCATCGTGTACCGCTCCAGCGCCTCTATCAGCCGCTTGCACTTGGGGTGTACCCCGAACGCCCCGGGGCGCGCCATGAGGTGGTAGAGCCACTTCTCGCCAATCTCGACGCTACCACGCCCGCGACCCTCGCCGTGCTTGCTGGTGTCGATCTTTGGGCTGAGGGCGTCGGGCGCCACACGCAGGGCGCGCGCGATGTGCGCCTGGAGGTCGCGGTTCGACTTTTTGCCTTCGCGACCCGGCATGTGGACGCGGTCGCCGTTGGCCGCCCGAAGGTCGCGTTGCCACGACCAGCCCTGGCGGTCGAGCATCGCCAGAACGCCCCGCGCGTCGTCCTCGGGCGAGGCCAAGCCCACGTCGTCGCAGTACTCGTCGAAGACGTAGACGCCGATGCCGTCGTCGCGCCGGTAGGTGCCGACGAGGTAGGCGACCTGCTTTCCGGGTCGGTGCCCGTGGTCGATGCCAATGTACGGCTCGTAGTCGACGTCTGGGACGGCGCGCGTCACATGCGACCCGGCGCCCGATGACCTAAACGGCGTGAAGTAGCGGTCGGCCATCCGCATTTCCCACTCGCCGTGCACGCGCACCGGCACCTCGTGGGGCAGGGTTGCCGCGACCACGTCGTCAATCCACCGCTGGTCTCGCGGTCGCCCGTCTTCGCCGACGATAGGTTCCGTCATGCCCTCGGGGATGAGCTGGTCGGGCGTCAGGGGCGCGTGAATGTCCTCGACCTGCCCAGCGTCCACCGCCTCGCGGAGCCAGTCCACAGGGGCACCCACGGGCGTCAGCGACAGCAGCACCCAGCCGCCACGGGCAAGGACGCGTTTCGTGACCTCCGAGTACAGCGCCGAGGACTTGGGCGGCTCGTCAAACAGCGCCCCGTCAATGGACGCGCCGGCAAGGCTTAGCGTCCCTTGGTGGGTCGTTTTGAACGCAATGAGGCTCCATGAGCCATCGGCGCAGCGCACCCGCACCTTGGGGTGCTTGCCGCGAAACCCCTCGGCATCGGAAAACACAGTGGTCGGGTGGAGCTTGTCCTTTGGAAGCAGCCGCCAAAGCTTCTTTTGGATTTCCACCGACTGCGACCACGAGGCGCAGATAACCCAAAACGTCCCGGCGCGCTGCGGTACCTCGCGGTACGGATGCTCCCCCGTCGCACAGAAAATGACCTCGGCAAGCCCGCACGTCGTCTTACCGAGCGCCTGGTTGCCCGCTCGGAACAGACGCACCCGACGCGACGAACGCATGACGCGGAGCTGAGACGGCAGCCAACGCATCCACCGGAGCGGGTCGGTCTGTGCTGCCCGAGCAAGCGCCGCGACCAGCGCCGCCCCGGTCATCTCGCGACCGACAGCCGGGTGCGGCGCCGCTCGTCCACCGCTTGGGCCACGATGGCAAACGCCGCCTCGGGCATCGCGGCAATGGCCGCCGGCAGCGCCTCAAGAATGGCGTCAAGGTCGTCGAGCTTGTCGGTGCCGCGGTCCTTCCGGACCTTTGCCAACTCACGCGACAGCTCGCTCTTGGCGCGAAAGGCCGAGACCGCCGCCGTCATCGAGCCCGACTGTTTGCACTCGCGCACCAAGGTGCGGGCTTCGACAATCAAGCTCTCCAGCACGCTCTCGTCGGCCGGCGCATCTGGCGCTTTGGCTCGGCTTTTCGTGACTGCCACGTCGTTCTCCATGGCAAAGGCCAAAACTTTGGCCGGGTAGCGCGCGAAAGTCGAGGTGAC